CCGGCAGGGAATTCCTGCAGTAATTACGGTCGGGTAGCTTAACATTTAGAGCGTGCGTTCACCGCAAGGCTGCTGGTTAAAATCCAGTCCCGTCCACCATGAATTGAGTCTCCTCCTTGTCCACCGACATGGATTTAAGCCCTGCCCTAACCGGCGGGGCTTTTTTTTGGGTTAAAAGAAAATGACAGTCTCCTTTCATAAAGCAACAGGTTCAGGTGTAGTTGATGAAACGTTCGCGCCGAACTTCGTTGTGCGCATCCATCAGATCAAATTCACCCTCGACGCTCCAGGTGTGGCCGGCGAGAACCTTACATGTGACGTGGATTCGGTTGCAGGCGCTGAATACGACGGCCGCGTGATGAATGAGCCGATGGGCGGGGCGGAAACCATGATCAGGGGTTACGACCCAGCGGTGCTACTGGACAAGGGCGACAACCTCAATTTCGACTACCTGAATTCAGGATCTGCGACATGGGGACTTGAAATCGCGTTCGAAAGGGTTGCGCCATGAGCTTATTCATCGACGGCGTAGACGTATCTGAATCAGAAGCGGCGGTCGGAACCACATCCAGCACGCTTCTGGCGACCACGGCAACCTCTGCAGTGGCGGCAATACCGACGAAGGCGGACGGCAGCGCGGCACGATTCGTCAGGCTCTCATCGACCCAAGCTTGTTATGTGCATGCGGGGTTAAAGCCGGGCGCAAGTTCTGCTGTGATCGCCGCAGCTGGAACTGGTTACATCCCTGGTGAGCATGTCACGCTGACCGGCGGCACACAAACAGCCAATGCGGTTCTCGCAGTGGCAACGACCAAGGTGGTATCGGCAAGCATCGACGCAGCCGGTACAGGCGGCACGCCTGGCACAGCAACCGTCACCGGAACCACTGGCACAGGCACGAAATTCCAAGCCACGGTAACGATCGGTGCAGGCGGCGACATTGAATCAGTCGATTCGATCAGCGTGGCCGGCAGCTACACGGCAAACCCCACAAGCATTGCAAGCGAACCAGTCACAGGCGCTGGGCTGACTGGTGCCAAGCTGACAGTTGTCATGGGCGTTGCTACAGTCACTGTCTTCACAGCAGGTTCTTACAGCGTCCTGCCATCAAATCCAGTATCACAAGGATCGACGAATGGCTCAGGCACTGGCGCGACATTCACTGTCACATGGACAGGCACCGGTCTGGTTGCGACAAGTTCAAACCTGCGTATTGCCGGAGTCGGCGACACGCCAATAATCGACGTGTCAGGAATGACACACATAGCTGGCTTGCGCGTTTCTGCTGATGGATCGCTGCAGATTTCGCCAATCGAAAACCGGTAAAAGTTTCTTAACAACGAAGAAGAAAAACTATGTCCGATCCGATAAATACCCAGGGAGCCAAGACCGACGAGGCGTGGCGTAATTATGTAACCAAGGCACTGAGAGAGAACGACGCATCATTTAGGGCTGGCGACAAGAGAATGGCGGCTCTTGAATCAGGACTTCTGGCCAATACCGCCCTGACGAAGCAGGCCGCCGAAGTCGCGCAACAGACCCACGACTCCACGAAAGAGATTGTTTCCGCGTTCAACGATCTACAGGCAGGCATCAGGGTAATCGGCTGGTTCGGGCATCTGGCAAAACCTGTCGGTATCATCATCTTCGTCGCATCCACAATTTACGCCATCGTCAATTTCGGGTGGCTTTTGATTCATCCACCTAAATAACTGGGGGCATCATGAACGAACAAAAAAAGCGGGACTTCGACAAGTTCCGCATGGCGCAATGGGTTCTGCTGTCCGTGCTCGCATACGTCTTCGCCACATTGTTGGCCGGGATGCCGGGCGAGACAGACGCAGGCATGTGGCCACGGCTGCAAACAGTGCTTTGGAAGTGCGGGCACCTGAACCTGGCCGCGTATCTCGGTTACTGGTTTGGGCGGACACGCTTGGGGCGCTTGTATCCAGGATCTTCGGACGCCAAGCATATCGCCCATGCGATCGTCATCGGCTGCACCATGCTGGCGTTTGGGCTGGCGCTGTGATCATGCCAAGGATCGCGAAGGAAATTCGCGACAAGCATCGGGCATTCTTTGCGTTCGCCATCATTGTCTATTTCGCGCTTTGGATGATCATTTTCGGCGTATTCATTTACATCATGACGCCGGAAGCGAAGGCTGCGGACAACTGCCTGGCATACCGATCGATGGTGGCACGCGAGGCGCAGGCGGTTCACGGGCCAGACGCGCCAACGCCAATGTTTGTTGGCCAGATCAAGCAGGAATCGAGCTGCAGGCCAGGAATCACAGCCGCAGATCTTGGCCGTGGGATCGCGCAGTTCATGGATGGGACAACGAAACAGGTTGCTTCGCTGTTCCCAGAACTTGGGCCTGCCGATCCATACAATCCACGATGGGCAATCAGGGCAATGATCAGATACGACGGATGGATCTATAGGCGCGTCAAAGGTAAAGACGAGTGCCATAGATGGGGTGCCGCTCTTGTCTCATACAATGCCGGCCTTGGATGGGTGCAGCGGGCGCAAAAAGCATCTGCTGCACCTGAAGTTTGGTTTGATGTGACAGAGAAGATCAACCCAGGCCAGACCGCGATGAACTTCACCTACAGCAGGAGCTACCCATACAAGATTTTGTTGCAGCACCAAAAAGCGTACGTATCGAGCGGTAAAACCACTTGCTTGCCGAGGCCAACATGAAAAAGATTTACGCAATCCCGATGCTTTTTCTCGCTTTGTTTTTCCTGGTCATGCCAATGCTTATGCCGATATTTGCGCATGCCGACACTACCGAACCTGCAGAAACCGATTCAATCGTTGGCGGCGAAAACGTTCAGTTCGGTATCTCATGCGGCACGCTCAAGGGAACCGGCGCCGTGATCATCGTCGACAAGGTGAAGAACAAGATGTACAAGCTGCCGTTCACCTGCCCGGCGTTCACGATATGAATTGGCTAGATCCGCGCGCCTGGCTGGCGCTAATCATCTGGACCGCTGCCGTCGCATTCTTCGCAGATCACCGGGCGACGAAGATCGAGCGCACAGCAGGCGAGGCGCGTGAACTGAAGATAAGCAACGACGCCAAGGACAAGAAGATTGCGGCCGATGCAGAATCCAAGGCCCAGGAGCGCAAGCTTGCCGCGGCATTCGATCAACGCATCGCACAAACCTACAAGGACCAAGCCAATGAAAAAGCTGCTGCCGATCGTCTTATTGCTGACCTGCGCAATCGGAATAAGCGCCTGTCAATCCCTGTCACCGACACGTTTTGTAGAGTCGGCACCGATGGAAGTTCGCCCGCTGCCGCCGGATCTGGCGCAGAAGGACGATCCGACATTACTCCAGGAGCTGCTGAATTTCTTGCAAGGCTCGCCGAGCGCGGAGACAACGCCATCCGCAAGCACGCCACGCTAGTCGACCTCTACAACGATCTGCGCAACGCATGCATGAATCCGATTCACCAACCGTAGTTCACCCACACAACAGGCAGCACCATGCACACATACGAGAAAAATTTATATGATCTGATCGGCAAATACTCAAATGAACGCGGCTTCACATACAAAACTTGCTTGATTACTTATGACGGCAAAGAAGCGGCGGTTAGATTTCAGAAGTATGTCAACGACGATTTAAAACGGATTGGCATTGCGGTTCCTATAGATGGGCACACTGAGGAGCATATCGCCAATATGATCGTTGAAAGCGCAATGCGGCATTTTTCCGCGCGGCATTTCAATCAACCGTAGTTCAATCACACACAACAGGGCAATCATGGACAACACAACATTATTTGAAAAGACAAGTGAATACGCAAAGATGGTTGGGGCTGACTTCTACCCGAGTTTTATCCTGAATGACGGCATAGTAGTTTCTGGTGAATTCGAGAAGCAAGCCGATGGTGAGCCGCGCCGGGCTATGTTTTCTATTTTCGTCAATGGCCGAAATGAAGAAGAGATGGCCGAGACAATCGTAGAAAGCGTGAAGGAAATCCTGATTGAGATAGAAAAGGCTGCGGAGAGCGCCAATTTTTCATACTCTACAGTGCATTTTGCATTCAAAAACAGTGAGTGCTCCATCGTATTCGCTAAAAACATTAAAGGCGTATATACCGAATGCGCAGTTCACACTGGTTGCATGATGCACGGGGATAAACCAATGGTTAGCACTGCCAAACTCGCCGCGCTGGCTGTCAATCGTCAATCGGAATGGTTTGAACGCATGGAAGAAGAGGCGCGCACTGTGCCAGAGACCAAGGTCAAGCCGTTCACCATGCAGCCTGTCAAGTCGGCCGCGATATCCCAGATCGGGCACAACGGCGACACGTTGCGCGTCAAGTTCAACAGCGGGCAAACATACGACTACCAGGCGACAACTGAACAGTTTTCAGCCCTTGTAAGCGCTGAATCTATAGGCAAGCATTTTCGCGAACACTTCGGATCGGCCAAAGGAAAGCTGGTTGAATAGCCATGGTGACAGAAAAGAAGCCACCAGCCACACCGAAGGTAAAGAAGCCGCCGAAGCCGCGCCGTCCACGCAAGCAAGCGGCGTCGATCATTCGCAATGGCTTGACCACTTCGGAAATCCTGTTCGTTGATGCGTATATCGCCAACGGCAGCAATGGCGCAGCCGCAGCACGATCAATCGGGTTCTCGGACAAGCGCGCGAACGTTCAGGCGCATGAAATGCTCAACAGGGAGCACGTCCGGGACGAACTAAACCGGCGCATGAAGGAGATTTCCAAGGCCACGAACGTCGATGCCGAGCGGGTATTGCGTGAGACGTTCAACATCCTGACCGCCGATGTGAATGACTTGGTTGAGTATCGCCGCACCTGCTGCCGCCACTGCTGGGGCATAGATTTCGGGTATCAGCGCACGCGAAGAGAGCGCAGAGACGAGTACGCGAAATGGGAAACGAAGCAGAGGAAGAACGCGAGAAAGATGCCATCCCAACAGGAAGAGATCGAACCATTCGATGAGATGGGCGGCATCGGGTATCACGCGCGCAAAGATCCGAACCCTGACTGCGAGGAGTGTTTTGGTGAAGGCGTAGGCAGTACGCACTTCAAGGACACGCGCAAGCTGTCACCTTCTGCTTTGGCGCTGTACGCAGGCGTCAAGGTCACAAAGGATGGCGCCCAGATGCTGCTGCTGGACAAAGCAGAGGCCGCCAATAAGCTGTTCAAACATTTTGGCTTGTACAAAGAGGACAACAATCAGAAGAACGAAGGCTTGGCCGAGATGATCAAGCTGATCCAGGCGAAGAAATCCAAGTTGCCGATCAAAGGATGACCGTGGAAGACGTCAAGGCATCAGACATCATGATCCTGGAGGACTGGGAATCGCCCAAGTGGCGGTTGAACAGTATCTACTCGATCATCAATGCCAACGGCGAACTGATCCCGTTCGAAATGAACCCGGAGCAGATGGATCTGTATGACCAGATGTGGTACTGGAACTTGGTCCTGAAAGCGCGGCAGATGGGTTTTTCGACATTCATCGACCTGATGCTGCTGGACCAGTGCCTTTGGGTTCCTAACACGCGTGCCGGTATCATCGCCCAGACCAAAGATGATGCCGAGACGCTGTTCCACAACAAGATAAAAAAGACGTATCTGGCGCTGCCGCAACTCATGCGCGACACGATTGGGCTGAAAAAGATCAATCAGACTGAAATCGAACTAGGCAACGGCTCTTCGCTGCGGTCTGGCATGTCGATGCGTTCCGATACGCTTCAGATCCTGCACGTGTCCGAATTCGGGAAGATTTGCGCGAAGGCGCCGGAGAGGGCATCCGAGGTAGTGACTGGCGCATTCCCGACTGTTGGTGTGGGCGGCATGGTTTTCGTTGAATCCACTGCCGAGGGCCAGGAAGGTTACTTCCACGATTATGCGATGGAGGCGCTTGAAGCCCGCGATCAAGGCCGCAGGCTGTCGAAGCGGTCGTTCAAGCTGCATTTCTACGCTTGGCACGAAAAGCCATCGAACAGGCTTGACCCGGAAACCGTCGAATTAACGGACAACGATCACCTTTACTTCAATAAGCTGGCCGCCGAGCGTCAAATCAACCTCGACAATGAGCAAAAAGCCTGGTACGCGAATGAATTGCGCAAACTGAAGGGCAAGATGCACCGGGAGAACCCAAGCTACCCGGAAGAGGCGTTCCAGGCCGCGCTTGAAGGTGCGTACTACGAAAAGGAAATGCTCTGGCTGCGTCAGAATGGGCGCATTGGGTGCGTTCCTTGGGACCCAGCGCTGCCGGTCAATACGTTCTGGGATTTCGGCGTGTCGACGAACAACGCAACCACGGTTTGGTTCCACCAGCGCAACGGCCTGCGCAATCAGTTCATTCGCTATTACGAGGCGGAAGGCGAGGGGCTGGCGCACTTCGTCAAGGTGGCAAACGATTTCGGTTACACGTGGGGCACGCACTACCTGCCGCATGATGGCGCCGCCCGTGTGCAGTCTGATAAAGCAGAAACGCGCGAGGAGATTTTGAAC